CATTCACTATCATCGATTGATATGTATAGAAATATATATGTCATTATTGATTTATAGTCTATTGAACTGTTGTTCGATTGCTATACGCCAATAAAGTGGTTTGGTTTGACTCTTTGAGTCGATCGTCTTTATATTAAATATTATTTCTAAGTATCCTGGTCTACTAAACCAGGAGGGCGTGTTCCCTGAGAACACACAAGAAAGTAATGAGTTTTGACGTAATTAGGTCGTTTACTCAGTAATCAAAACGATGCAGATTTTGGGATTTTGTAATAATCCTGTAGCCTGTACTTGAAGGTCGTTGCCCTTCATTTTATATTATATGTAATTTATATTTATATATGTACTTAAATGTACAACTGTAGTGTATAGACGTAACCAGCGTCTCTAAAATTGAATTTGGATAAAAATTATAAATAAGAAAAATAAATATAACAAGTACTGTAAATTTAATTAAATAATTAGCTAGTAATGCTGTATAGCTTACTAGTCCCTTCATTGGGCCCTTAAGTGGGAAATTCTGTAAAGGAATTAGTCGAAAGACTATGATAATTCTTTAATTACATTATAACAGAGTGGTGAAAGTTCCACAAAACTAAGTCCATAGTTACGGACCCGGAGGCAGAGCGGTATACTCCATTTAAGAATCAGATACAAAAATGAATAATAATACCGATAATAAAAGCATTCATTCCGATATTCCACGTTTCGAAGTTAAGACTGGCGTGAAGAAAAACAACAAGCATTTCGAAGTTAAGACTGGTGCTACCAAAAACAAAAAATTTTTAAACTGTTCCGACGTTAAGACTGACAGTGCTATTACCAAAAGAGTTGGTAACAAAGTAAAGGAAGACAACAAAAAGTTTGTTAAAAACAAATTTTCTGGAAAACATTCGAATATGGATAAGAAATTAGAGCGTTTAGGTGTTGAACGGGTGTTTGAAACTGCCATACCTCAGGTCCGCATTGAATGGGACTTGTGTACTCGCGCAGTTAATAAAGTTCGGTCGTTAATAGGATTTCCGACTGATGACAAGATGAAGTTTTTACAAAAACTGTTTGAAGATATACTCTTCTATCTAACAGAATTAATTGAAGACTTCTCTTGGCAAAACTTTAGAGTCGCCACATTACATTTTGTGAAGTATAGATATGGAATTGTATTCCATCCCGACACTTTACGATCTATGGTTGACACTATTATGGGTGCCTTCAAGAAAATAGTAGGATATTTTCCCCAATCCAATCCTTTCGCTCCTTTGCGTAAGATTTTGGATAGATTTGAAGAGGTCAGAAATGCCCCAATTTTCCAAAAATTGTATAAATTTGCAACATACTTAATATGTACAACATTATTAGATGGTATGGGAAAATTAAGTGAATTTAGAGACAATCTCTTTGAGAATCTCTTTGCTGACTGTATTAAAAAGAAAATGCATTATGGTGTAGATTTTTACTATACCATTTTGGATACAATTCTTTATATGTGTGAGACTGGATACCAGTGTTTCATGATGAAGTCTTTAGAACCTATTTTACATAATGGTTCAAAATACTCTGAGTGGTTCGACAGTGTTTACGAGTTGAAACGTAAATCTGTACTTACAACAAATTGTGAAGCCCATGGTTTCACAATGTTTTCTTTTCTTAGTGATTTAGATAATGCCATTGAAAAAGGCACTTCTGTAGTAAAACACGCAACTAGCGTCGGAGACTTTGAAAAGAACGCCTTACGCGCATTGTTAGGCGATATTAAGATGATTCGCGATAGCGAACTAACTAAAAAACATGCTGCACAAACCAGACGAGCTCCATTTTCGGTTCTCGTTCATGGGGGTTCTTCTGTAGGGAAATCCTCTTTTACTGATATATTATTTACCATTTTTGGTAAAGTTCATGATATGCCAGCAGGAGATGAATTTATCTATACGCGAAACCCAAATGATGAATATTGGTCAACTTTTCGAACCTCTCAGTGGGGTATCAAATTAGATGATATAGGTTTTTTAAGACCTGATAAAGCTAATAATGGTGATCCCTCACTACTCGAAATGATCCAAGTCATCAACAATGTGCCATTTGTTCCTGCACAAGCGGCACTGGAAGATAAGGGGAAAACCCCGGTTAAAGCTCGATTCGTTGTGGCGACCACTAATACTGAAGACATTAATGCTTTTCATTATTTTAGTTGTCCATTAGCTGTGCGAAGAAGGTTACCGTGGGTTATTACCATTTCTCCAAAACCTGAATATATTAAAGATGGTGTCATGTTAGACCCAACAAAATTACCAGAACTACATGAAGGTGAAATACCTAATTACTGGCATATTGAAGTTAAACGTGTAATACCAGCTCCAACTGAGACTACCTCAGGAGTTAACAGAGGGAGAGATAGAAGTGAAAAAGTCACTACTAATTCAGGTGCAAAATTAATTACGCATTCTGTATATGAAGATATCAATGAATTTATTGTTTGGTTCGCCAAAACCTCTAAGGAATTTGATCACTATCAACAGATTGCTACAAACGTTACAGAGAAGATGCGAGATATTGAAATATGCAAAGTATGTTTCAAAGTCGCCAAAGATCACGAGTGTTTACAAGTTCAAGCTGACGATCCACTTCAAGATGAATTGAATACAGCGTGGACAAATGCCACTCTAGCACGAATAAACGAAACAAATGGAGCTTTGCTCCAAGGACCCATGGAGTATTATACAAATACTTCAGGTGCACGCATAGTTTACGCTGATATTCTAGAAAAATTTTATTGTACTGGATACTATTTTATAAGTCCAGAATATTTATTTTTTATCTCTCTGATATATTTTTATTTCATTCTCCCTATATTAGGTTGGTGGACCTCTATGTTCTACTTCACTATAGTGTTCTTTTCAAGACCCTACAATGATGTGGTATACGGCAAGGTCAACATGTTAACCTTTGTTGGGAAAGTGATTTGCCGTGAGCATATGAAAACAATGTTCAAAAGAATTGTAATACAAGCTGGAAATGCTACAGCCCGTCGATACACTCTACATACGTTGAGTGGTGTTGCCGGTATGTTCTTTTTAACAGCAAGTTTTGTGATTCTAATGTTACAAAAGAATCGTAAGGTTATAAATTACGACGTCCAAGCTGAAATTAACCCTGGAGTTGTTCCAACTGATAAGGATGAAGATACTTTTAACCCATGGCACAAGGAGTCATTTGCCTTAACGAGTTTTGATGTCTCCAAAACAACTACCTCATACAAGGGTATACCTTCAAATCGCCTCATAGAGATGTTGCGTTCAAATTGTGTTTATTTTAAAATAAATAATAAGAAGTCGCAAAGAGCATTCTGTGTAGGTGCACATTTTTACCTATTAAATAATCATGCTATCCCTGAAGGGGATTTTACATTGAGTATTATAGAAGGTTTTGATACTGACGGTGTCACCCCGAATTTAAATAACATTCTGGTCACCCAGAACATGATTTCGAGAATGGTGCACAAAGATTTGTGCATCATATATATTCGAAATACTCCACCAAGGAAGAAATTTATTGACTTATTTTGTCAACAATCTCTACAGGGGAGATGGAAAGGGTGTTATCTAGGCCGCGATAGAAATGGCGGTTTTGATATGCGTAAAGTTGATGATATCAAACTTATGCCAGATATGAAAAATGAGTATTTGAATTCACGTACAGATTCCTGGGTAGGAACAGTCGAGAAAAACACTGAAAATGGCGACTGTGGATCTATTCTATTAATACAGACTATGAGTGGACCTATTATTTTAGGTATCCACTACTTAGGTGGAATGGATAGCAATTTAATTGCTGCCATTAAAGTCACACAATCTGATATTACAGAATTAACATCCAAATTTGATCAACATATAATTGAATGCTCCAAACCTCAAGTTTCAGCTCCTGGAGCCGAACGAAAGATAGGACCACTACACAATAAAAGTGTATTTAGATACATTGAGAATGGTACTGCGAGAGTTTACGGTTCTTTTGAGGGATTTCATCCTTCATTAAAATCGTATGTTACAAGAACCATGTTGTTCAAATCTATGGAATCACGGGGATACGAAGAAAAATATACTGCACCAGTAGTTCGTGGTTATAAACCATGGCGTATTGCTGCTTTGGATCTTGTTCGCCCTGTAACTCAAATGCGCCAAGACGTGTTGGAAAATTGTACAAAATCCTTCATTAAGGATATCCTATCTTTATTGACTCAAAAGGAATTAGACAAAATTGTCATTTACGATTATTTCACTGCTATTAATGGTGCAGCTAGTGTCAAATTTGTTGATACTATAAACCGTAGCACGTCTATGGGTTGCCCTTGGAAGAAGTCTAAGAAACATTATCTAAAACCGATTCCACCCCAAAATGATCTACTAGAGCCAGTAATGTTCGATGATGAAATTATGGATAGAGTTAAAGACATGGAGGAGAAATATAGAGATGGATTTCGAGCCTCTCCAATATTTAGTGGTAATCTTAAAGATGAGGCAGTTTCATTTGAAAAAGCAGAAGTCGGTAAAACACGAGTATTTTGTGGAGCTCCAATTGATTGGAGTATAGTAGTACGTAAATACTTACTTTCATTTATTCGTGTAGTGCAGAGAAATACATTTATTTTTGAATCTGCACCGGGTACTGTAGCTCAATCCCTTCAATGGGAAAGAATTTACAATTTCCTGGTTGCACACGGTGATACTCGAATTATCGCCGGTGACTATAAAGCTTTCGATAAACGTATGGGATCAATTTTAATCCTATCGTCGTTCGATATTGTAAAAGCCGTCTGCAAAGCAGCAGGCTTTAACGATACTGACTTACTTGTTATCAGTGGTATTGCTGAAGATACAGCATTCTCTTTCGTTGATTACGATGGGGACCTTGTTGAATTCTTTGGTTCGAACCCTAGTGGTCACCCACTAACAGTTATCATTAATGGTTTAGCTAACGCCTTGTATATGCGTTATTGTTATGCCATTCTGTCTAAGACAAACGATTGTGTTGACTTCAAAAAACATGTCAATTTAATGACATATGGAGACGACAATATTATGGGAGTTTCGACAGAGATTGATTTCTTTACACACACAGCTATTGTTGGTGTGTTAGCAGACATTGATGTTGTTTACACTATGGCTGATAAATTATCAGAGAGTGTTCCTTTTTTACACATTGATGATACGAATTTTTTAAAACGTAGATTCAGGTATGATGAGGATGTAGAGGCTGTTTTAGCTCCACTTGAAGAAGATTCTATTATTAAGTCATTAATGACTTGTGTTATATCTAAAAGTATTTCACATGAACACCAGTGCGTTGCTATTATTAGTTCCGCAGTTCGAGAATATTTTAATTATGGAAAATTAAAATTTAATGATATGCGTACAACACTCATGGAGATTATTAAAGAGTGTGAATTAGAAAATTATGTTGACGAAAGTACGTTTCCAACTTTCGATCAATTGAAGGAAGAATTTTGGAGAGCTTCTTATGAAGTTGATCCTAAATTATTTTTCCCTCAGAGTGAATTCCCATGTCGTAGATGTGGGAATAGAGATTGTAGATATAAGTACGATAGTCAAGATGATTATTATCTTATATGCTCAGAATGTTCATATTGTGTAAATTTTAACACAAGCGAACAGTGTGATTGTGGATGCACAGATTACACGTCTTGGAAAGACTATAAACTTAACCATGGCTATGATACTAGTCAAAATTACCAAATTAAACCAAAAGATCAACTCAATAATATTTACTGGTATTTGTTCACGGACGGATATATAATGAGTACAGCGTGGATTATTGTTTCAACACCGCATTGGCGACCCCAAAAGTCACTTTTTAGTGAAGGTTTATTGTTGTGGACCAAATCTGTCGAAAAATTCTGCCTTAAAGAGTGTAAAAGCAGTCTTATACCATCACTTGCAAATTGTCAAAGTTTATGTATAGTTGATTCCACTGGCTCACAAGTGGGAGGTGATTGGACATCCGTGCGGGGATCCAGTCAAACTAATCCGCAATCAATGAGAAATTTATGCCCTATATCAATGGATATTTTGGACAACATATTCTCAAAATTTAAAAAGACGTTACCACAGTCTGGTATCACCTCTGAAGAAAATTTAACACTATCAGGTGCTGAAGTTTCTAATGAGATTGATCAAGAAGTAGTGAAATTCTTAGATGAAAACGTTGGACAACAAACTGGATATACCAGTTATATGGACAATGTTTCTATTCGAGATTCCACACCGCTAAATACAGAATTAGGTGATTTCTTAAAACGTCCAGTGCGTATCGGAACGTTCCAATGGAATGAATCTGATCCAGTGGGTACAATAACGACAATTGATCCTTGGTACCAATTTTTTAATGATGCCAGGATTAAATATAAAACAAATAATTACTCATTTATTCAGTGTGATCTGAAAGTAAAAGTTGTAATAAATGCTTCACCGTTCTATTATGGAGCTATGATCATGAGTTATCAACCATTACCAAATTTTGCACCAAATAGTTGGTCTAGTATAGTGAACGATACAGGTACAGGATTTTTTATTCCTTATTCTCAACGTCCACATTTATGGATCAATCCAAGTAGTAATGCTGCCGGTGAAATGACATTACCATTTTTTATTAACAAAAATTGGTTGTCCTTACAGAAGGCATCAGATTTTACCAATATGGGTAAAATTACTTTTATAAATTATACTGCACTAGCGTCTGCTAATGGAGCTACATCTACAGGTGTGACTTTGCAGATTTATGCTTGGGCAGAAAATGTTAAATTAGCTGGTCCATCAGTTGGTTTATCAATGCAGGCACGAGATGAAATGAAAATTTCGGATATGGCTTCAGCTGTTGCTGAGGCTGCTGGGAAACTTAAAAGAATTCCAATAATATCTTCTTTTGCAACTGCAACAGAAATGGGTGCGAAATATGTATCGCAAGGTGCAAAAGCGTTGGGTTTCACCAATGCTCCAGTAACCAATGATATACCAGGTTATAAACCTACACCTATTGCTCCATTAGCTACTTCTGAGATTTCATATCCAGTAGAAAAATTAACGCTCGATAATAAAAACGAATTGTCAATTGATCCTAATATTGTTGGAATGAATTCCACAGATGAGATGTCAATTTGTCACTTAGTACAAAAAGAGAGTTATATCACAACAACCACTTGGTACACATCAAATGCTGCTGATGATATCTTGTTTTCTAGTACGGTAGCACCAACAATGTTCTATAATGACAACCAAACCCAACAGAAAATTTTTATGACACCAATGTGTTGGTTGTCTTATAATTTTGCTCACTGGCGTGGTGATGTTATTTTTAGATTTAAATTTGTTGCCTCACCTTTCCACAAAGGTCGTGTGAGAATTTCATATGATCCAACTGGTTATACAGGTGAAAATATATTATCTGATGCAGCATCAACTACTGCTGTATTCACACAAATTGTAGATTTAGGTAAAGATACAAATGTGGAGATTCGAGTACCATATCAACAAGCTTTAGCCTGGTTGAGAGTTCCATCTTTTCCAGTTACTGCTGACCAATTGTGGTCTACTTCTGGCGCTCCAACATTTAAATACGATCCTACAATACACAATGGTACTATATCACTACGTGTTTTAACAACGTTATCAGCTCCTGTTTCTACCTCGAGTATACCAATTATGGTTTTTGTTCGAGGTGCAGAAAATATGGAATTTGCTAATCCAGCAAATGCGTTTTGTGAACAAAGTAACTTGTACTCCTGGTTACCACCCCAATCTTATGATGAAGATGGTGATGGGGATGTACAGAAAATTATAGCTGGTGGAATTACTCATTCTCCAGCTCCGGAAAGGTATTTAGTCAATTTTGGTGAATCAATCACTTCAATGCGACAGGTTTTACGTCGATCAAGTTTATCTACAGTTAGAATGCTATCCAAAGATGCAACCAACTTTTATAACCTCTATAGACGTGTCCAATCCAAATATCCTCTAGCGTATGGGTTTGACTCTGTGGGGTTAGAATCAGCCGCTGGACTTATAACAACTGGATCTCAATTTAAAATAAATTTTGTTAAATTTCATCCCATCACTTATATGTCTGCAGCCTTTATTGGATGCAGAGGTTCAACTATGTTCCACTACAATTTAGAGGGAACTGGACCAAATGAAATGATCAGAACGTATAGATTACCGTTTGTGAATAGTGGCTTAATTGAAACTATAACCTCACAATCGAGCACTCCTAGTT